TCCCCACGACTTATCCAATAAGTGCCGCTTCGCTGGTCTAACTAGTGCTAAAAACATAGCCATCTTCGGAATACTATCAGGACGCAATCTACATATTAAATCATTGTAATTCCCAATGTGTATTACGTGTTCGCAAAAATCCTTATCTAGTAATTTTTCCCACTGTGGTTTCTGTGCGAGTAAATGTTCATAGTGATCTTGATCTTTGATGAGTTTATATACTGAAACATTCAAGAAATCAACCTTGAAATATCCACGAGTATCAGCTTCTTTATAATCAATACTTGCACAATCATGCACAGGATCATACGGAATATCAGTAACATATACACCACTATTATGATGCTTTGATTCCGTATTAGTTTCTTGTCTTGCTGGTATGTGTTTAATCAAATTAAGTATATCTTCACGGTCAGCAAAATCAATGTCAATATCAGCATTATGTGCCATATTTACCAACCCGCCTTAGTTAACATTTCTTTGGTATATACCTGGTCTTCCTCATAATCATTAAACTTTTTTTGCCAATAATCTGGTGCAATGTAATCCCATATGATTGCCATTTGATCCTCGTTTAAACCATTTAAAAACTGCTGTCCGCTGTCACAATTGTATATAACCCACGCACTCAGTTCACCTTTTGTAATAGCAAGACATATCGCATTAGTGCCACCTTTTCGCAATAAATCTGAGTATACGTTATTGGTTAACTCTGCCCAGTTAACACCATGCCGTAACCCACGACTTAATGCATCGGTTGAATGTTCGGTATGTAATAATTTTAACTTATATTCAGCATACGTCGAATCCTTTGCCCAATGATCTAATTTTTTTCCACTTCCAATCACAAAATCGGCAAATTTAGCTGGATTAATAGCATTGATATCATTGCAATACCTACCAAACTTTACAAAAGCATTATAATATGAACTTTTTATAAAATCCTCCTCCGATTTTAATTTAGCTGACCCTTGTGAATATTCATAGAATTTTAGGTATGTGTTAAACCCATTACGAACACCTTTTTCAGTTCGTTCATTGTATCTTTTCTTTGGTTCACATAAATGAACGATTAATGATTTTTCACGCTTAAAATCTTTATTACAAAATTTACAAGCATAGACCTCAACTTCCGCTGTCTTTTGCATATTTTGTCAACTCCCGTTTAGTAACGAAATTACTTAATACTTCAATATCTTCTTCTTTGTATAGGGGGTACATATCAGTTAATATCCGTTTAATATCTTGTTTGCTTTTGGTGGTTTCCTTTTTCTTAGCCTTAATCCAAGTGTGGTTTTGTTTGCCTATACCTGGACTACTAGCAACCAATGATAGGTATTGCAATTTTGGATGTCTACCAATATCAAATAAATGTTTATTGCTGTAATGATTGGTACTTGCTAGATAATAGTGCTGTAATTCATTTGACCCATCAACACTAGCCATCCATTTATTAGTTAGGAATGCAGTGAACCCTTTCTTCTCTTCATCAGATAAAGAATCATACAATGTATAATCTTTCTTATCCAATGATGCCAATACTTTAAAAATATCTAGCTTATGTGCCATTTTACCATGCCTTGCTATAATCAACGACTTCACAATTACGCGATACCGTACTAATGAAATATACCACAGGTGCACCAGGCTCGTCACTTAGTGGCACAGCTAGATACTGCCCGTTTTTTAGTTTTGGTGAATACCACTGAACTTCATTGTATATATCAACGACTTCAATTGGTAAAAACTCTGCCCTTGTACTACTAAGACTATTAAATTCAAATACCTTAAAATCTCTATCATTTATACTAGTTAATTGCATTGCTTCTAAGTCACCCAACTCTTCTTCACCAATTAGCACATGCCAATCCAATGGCATTTTGATCACATGTTTGCCTATTTTAAGCACCAGCGATGGACTAGCGAAACTCTCTAAGAATATAAGGGGAATATAAAAATAATCTGGTTCTTTTGGGTTACTGTTATCTAATATTGCAAATCGCAAATCATCTATTTCTTCTGGCAGGGAGTCTAGGTTATAACTACGGTTGTCATCTAATGTGTGTATTCTCATTCTGCTAGTATATACTATTTTTCACTTCCAATCAAGTTTTTCTATAGAAAAAGGATACCCTGCCTCACGATAAAAGGATTTTCGTTTTCCTAGATGCCGTTTGGCAAATTTACATGTGCTTGTTATGTCCCAAATCTGAACAAAGTCTTTGTCTTTTGCCTTGCGAACTCCCCGGCCAATTGACTGAATAACCCTAACGAAAGACTTACCAGGCTCAATAAGCACAAGGTTGAAAATCCTAGGAATATTAATACCAACGGCAGCAACGCCATATGTTGCAATAATGATTTTATCATCTGTGCCAGCCACTTCATCATAATGTTCTTGTCTATCCTTTCCTTTCGTTGCGCCACTTACAAATACTGAACCATCCAATCGTTCAACCAATTCTTTGCCAGCACTAATCCGATCCACCAATACTAACGTGTTTCCAGATGAATTTGCTTTTCTTATTAAATCAGCCATTGCATCTAGGCGACTTTCATCTGATAACAAATACTTTAATTCACTCTGATAGTTAGTATGTTCAACAAGATCTATTAGTTGCACTATATTCACATGGCATTTAGCCAATACTCCTTGATTCTGCAAGTCATAAGCACTAATTTTATTTATTACTGAACCAATACTTACTTCCAATGCTTTGAATTCAAAATCTTCCTTTGGCATAGTACCAGTAAAACCCCACCGCAACGGTATATGTGCCATTGCCCCCGTAAGCAATCCCTTCAATGCATCAGCTTTGATTCCATGGCACTCATCAACTATCACGCAAACCACCCCCTCCAAGAACTCACCAATTGTAATATCGGCTGATTGGTTTTTAGTTTGTTTCAGCAAACTATTAAGACTTTGCCAGGTGCATACAGTGTGTTGTTTGCCATACTCTTTCCTGTCCCCATAGAATACACCAACATCCAATTGCATATTAATGTAATCTTCTTCTGTTTGCACTACCAATGACTTGTTTGGCACGATAACAATACTTCTGCCATATTGTTCAACCCGTTCCGATAACGAGGCTGTCATTAATGTATTATGATGTAATACCCCTTGGCTATCATAATACAGATGCGGGGCATCTATGCCAATATCATAATATACTGTATCATTAATTGGACGAATGGTTTTGATTTGCACTGCCCCGCCAATAGCATCGATCATATCACCCTCAATCAGTGTATCAGCCAATACATCGTTGTTGTTTTGTTGTAAAATATGCTTATTAGCACACTTCACCCTCATTCCATTAACCAACCCAATCTCTATTCCATCAAGATCATACTTTTTAATGATATGGTTTATCAACGTAACACCTGTTGGAGTGTTAATATGGCATCCCAAATCCCGAATATCTACTTCTTCATTATGCTTGAGACTTACGTGTTTGTGCTTTTCTATTGCATCTGCTAACTGTCCAAATTGTATATTAAGATTCATTCATCCTTTCCTCTATTAATTCTTCTATATTGCATCTTGCGTTGGTGTAATCATCGGTATCCCATACGATGATTACCGTGTACCCTCGATGTTCTGCTAACTTAATTTTAGCATTATCCCTAGCTAGCACAACATCAGCAGATTCTTCACTGAACAAAGATGTCCATCTACTTTTATCTGATTCCGAGAGCAATTCTAAATTAGGATGAAATTTCGACCCATTAAATTCAGCCATAATCTTTAACGACGGGATTGTGAAATCATAGAAATATAAAGTTTTATCATCTCGCAAGAAATACTCCTGGTTATTATCAACACCCAAGTATATAGGAATAATATCCTTGTATTTTTCATAAATGTTTTCAAATACCATCAATGATTGATTGGAAGCTCTGGAGAGTTTAACCATTTTCCGTTCATTTATGGTAGGATCATTTTCCAATGCTCTGTTATAGGACTCTAGCCATCGTGCGATCCTTGCATTATACTTCCGCAATCCTTCTACTTTTCCATATCTCGTTGCATGCCACTCCAACCCATTTCTGACCTGAACTTCTGATACTTTTTTCTTCGCATCAGCGATGGTATACCCCTTCTTAACCCAATACTCCTCCGTTCTTACTGAATACCCTCTTGCTCCCTTTGCTGAGGCTGGTGACTTTGCTGATCTCACTGTTTGCGCCTCGGATACTTTAATTTTAGCCTCTTCTTTGGAATAACCCAATGCAGTCCAATGTATTATTCTATTTGCGAACTTTCGTGTCTTATGATCGGAAAATGCTGTTAAAATCTCTGTTGATTTGCTGATAGGAAAAATAGTAGACAATTTCTCTATGGTTGCATAATTTGCATTATCCGCTGAACACTTGCACGTTGCCACAATAAATTCATTTTTTCTAAACCCAATGATTAATTCGTTATTGCACTGAAAACAGAAGCGTGTATTCACCTTGAATTTATGATATCCACTGTATGGCATGTAATAAACGGTTTCATTTCTATGTTCAATTGCATCCCATATATTAATGTTTAATTGTTTTCTGGAAATCATTGATTTCCACATCTTTCGTTGATATGTATTGCATAACATCTCCACATCCATAATGCTGCCCCTGTTGCTATTTTATGTATTTAGCAAAAAGAGACCAAACTCACTTTTTTCATCAATAATAATATCCAATTCGGAATCATAAGTTTGACATTTGCCAGATCCAGTAGCAATCTCTTGTAAACATTGGGGGTTTTTCAAAAATGCATTGATGGCTTCCACCTGATAATCTCGCATTTGAATCGGTTGATCGGCACACGTGTGCTTCGCTGGCCAATTAATCACCTGGTAACTATTTTCGGTAACTTCATCGAAATGAAATGTCGTTTGGTATTCCCGTAAATCATTTAACTCAGCAGTGTATCCATTGCTATCTAAAATAGGTAATATAATTGGCAACAGATTAATGTATGTGCTGCCACCTAGCTGGAAAAATGCTATTTTGCCATCCCATCTGCCCAATTTGACCGATGGTAGATACCTTGCGTGGGGGATTAGATACTTTAATTTATTGACTAATTTTTTTCTAGTCCCAAGATC